GCGGGTTTGCCCCATATTTTCTGGGTCCTTATGGCGTCAGCCGATATGTGTCCTTGTTGCTCCATACTTGATGTGGAGTATTGCCCGGATTTGTGATTCCCCCACAAATAATCCGTAGCGATCGGGAAATTAACTACGAGTGAACCCGAGATTCTGTCAGCGTCCCAGTAGTGGATTAGACCCAATGGGGTAGCGTTGGCATGAGCACGTACTATACAGCACGGGTCGTCCCCGTGGACTGGAAGTGCTCTGGCTTCAGGACGAGAGCAGTACCCCTTTCCTTGCGCCGCGGTGCTAAATGAGGGACCGAGAAAGCTTAAGTGTAATGTGGGCTCGTAAAATAAGTGCACGCGAACAACGTAGTGCACACCCACCGCCCCATCCCCTGATGCGGGGGTGGAATAAGTGTATTGCATTCCTACTGATAATTCAACCAACAAAATTGCTAGCAGAGAGCGCCGCCTGCAAGCAATCACCACGCAAGTCGAAAACCTTCTACAGAAGGCTAAGAAACGCGACAAATCGAAGGCACAAGCAGCCCGGGATAAGCCTCTTAAACAGAAGGCTGGCATGCTTGCCAATTATGCGGGGATTCCGGGTGGTATCGGAATCTCCCACTGCGCAACCAAATATGCTATTGCAGTATCTGACCCCTGGAATAAGGAGGCACAGGGCGCTTGCGTCCCACGCCACCCCAGTCGTCCGTCACAGAAGATTACCATTTTCAATCGTTTTCAGATGACATTGGGCGGTGAAGCCACATACAACAACTCCTCTGTAGGAATTATTGCAGTGTGCCCATCTCTCGCGAATGATGCCCCTACCATCTTTTATGGAGATAACACGCTGGGGCTTACTTCTATGCCGACCACATCTGCTGGACTACAAGCCTTGCTACCTTTCCTTAAGCCAGTTTTGCCCAATTCGCCATATAGCTCTTCGAGTTTTGCGGTTTCAAAGGGCACTGCTGCCGGAATGGCTGTTCAAGGACGTGTCGTGAGCTCAGGCGTATCTATACAGTACATGGGCAGCGAGTTGTATCGCGGTGGGACTTACACAATGTTTGTCTCGCCAAATCATGATAACTTGCTGAACTATTCTGCTACGTCCTTGAACTCATACGATGAGACGCTTATCGCACGCATTACCGAAGACAAACAGTGGCTTGTGACTTCTGGCCTTGACGAACCTGAGCTGACATACAATATGACGGCTTCTGAGGCTACGTCTGGTACCGCACAAATCACTCCCTATGTCTACCCGTACTCCAATGGACAGACATTGGGATCGGACCTTTTGCCTACCGCATCATGGAGTGCCCTTAGTGCCGCTTATACCGCTAGTTCGACTTCGTTCACGGTCACCGGACTTATTGGCACCCCACCGACTAGTGGTAGTTTTTACGTTCTGATCCCAGGTTCCGCCGGGGTACCCTCTGTGACCACTTTTACCTATTCTGCTTTTACCGCAAGCTCTGGCGGCGGCACGTTTACAGTTACTGCTTTGGCAAATGCAGTGACCGTGAACCGCCCCGTTTCCGGGGGTTACGGATACGGCTCGGGTAGCACTCTTGGTTGCATTCCAGGGGGGGCTCCGATGATTATTTATGTCCAGCCGGCCAACGCCAGCACTACGAACGCCAACGTGTTCGAAGTGGAGTACGTACAGCACGTCGAGTACATTGGTCCTTTGACCAGTGCTTTGCACACTCCGACGCATTCCGATTCCCGCGGTTTTGAGATCGTGTCTACCGCTTCCCAGCGCCTCCCAACAGCTCGTGTGGAGAACCCCAAGGCGTCATTGTTGACGTTGATGGGTCGCGAGTTGAAACAGGTGGCTCTGGAGTCCGCACCTATGCTGGTCCGTGCTGGCGCAGGTGTTGCGGCCTCGGCCGCCATCCGCCTCATGCGAGGTGGGTGACGGCTCAGGGGACATGAATATCGAACGTTTATGAGGAAGAGGGGACTTATGCCAGGCGGCACCAACAAGCCAGAGCCTAGTGCCACAATAGCCCCGTCAGCAGTTTTTACAACTGTAGCGATCCTCAATTCGTTAGTGTTTTCAGCCGGTGCAACCCTTACTGGGTTAGTCTCTTTGGCATTAAGCACCTTCAGCGTGACTAACGCTGTTATTACCAGTTTGATTGCCACCAATATAGGGGCCACTTCTAACCGGGTGGCCACCTTATACGCATCACTGGTTGATTCCGTGTCAGGTTTGTTTGTTGATCTCACCACCACTCGCCTCCGAGTTAAGAACACATACAATGCCTACACTGGACCGGTTATCCAGAGCATTTCTTCATCCGCGCCATACAGTGGTAACATCTATCAGATAGGTTCCACCGAGGCTATTGCGGGTAGCGTTGACGGCAACTTGTTTGCCAATCCAGAGCCGTGTGGTTTTTCCGTCTCCGTTCCCGTTGTTTTTGGCGCTGCATCAGGTTTTTGGTATAAATGGATGGATGCTATCCCCCTTACGCGATATGATTACGGTCGTTTGGGCATCGGCACATTTTCTGGCGGCATATTCACAGCTGCGTACCCTGGTATGTATCATGTTTTAGCTCTCTTTTCATGTGCCAATCCTCTTTCAACCCAGTTTGATGCGAGATACGTTACTTCGTATTTAGGCTCCCAGACCACATACCTTGGCTCCGTTACACGTAACAACAATTTATATAACACACAGGTTACATTTGTCACTTATTTGCCAGTCGGTGGTACTTTGCGAGTAGAGATATATGTCAATGGCGCCGTTGCCAGCTTTGGCACCCTCTCCCGCTTGGATATCTGGCGTATTTGATTTATATTTTTTTTTGAGGCGAGTTGCCCCTCATTAATATTGGCAATCTCAGCAGCTCGAGGCTGCAATCGTCGTAAACGACTTCTGAAATGAGTTTAAACTATACCAAGCAATTACACCGAAATCCATTAAGGTGGTTCCACGGTTAAAATATGGACCCTCCAGTGTGCTGGAGACAATGAGCACGGCTTTTTAGCCACCCCACCGGACAGGGGACATTTCAAACATGAAAAAGTCCGGAATGCTTAGACCAGAACCCGTGGTGAAAGGGTACTCGTCAGCGAGGGGTGGGAAGTTCTACTGGTTGTTGGATGACGTGGCGCATCTTGTTTTGGGGGATTTTGTGCAAGCACATATGGCAGGTAGCCATAAGACCATGTGTGCTGGCATTGATGGAACCCAGAGTGTTGATGATTGCCACCGAGATACGACTGGGCTTATCCCATCTGTTAGGAGTGTTGGGTCCCAAGCATTAGACGCCAGATACCACACAGTTCTAGATTTTGTAGTTTGCTCATATTTGTTGCTTGGTGGAGCTTATGAGTTTGTTTGTTTTTGGCGCCGTTTACGTGCCAATGTCCGTTTGAGTAGGTATGATGTTACATGTCTTTTTGGTATTGCTTGTTGTTTCGTTTTAGTGTCATCGTTATCTGGTTCGCACGGAGAGTGGACCAGTTTAGATGATGTACGCTTTGAGGAAATGGCTTTTGCAATGATTTTCATTTGCATGTTTGTTTTGTTCATCCTATTTGTTTCTCACCTTTTTGTGTATGTCTACGCGTTTTTCGTGTTTAGGTTTGCACATGTTTTTGATTTCGTTATTGGGATCTTTAGACGCCATCGACATCATCGTCAGGCGCCCCCGTTAGTCCGTAGGGGTTTCGGAAATCTGCCGTGGGTTTTATTGCTCATATCCTCTTTTACAGTTGTTTCGTCACTGTCCGGTTCACATGGTGAATGGACGAACGGTGATGATTTTGACCATCAGGGACAGGCAGAAGGTGTTCACCGGCAATTGCGGGAAATGGTGCCCGAGCACAGGAACAATGGAATTGATGCTGCTTTGGCTCAGTTCGCAATTCCTGTAGGGCGCCAGGTGCACCAGCGCAACCACCCACCTGGTGGTCGCGGCGTCCGTCCCGCACAGGCTCAAGCATTGTTAGTAGACCCTGCTATCGCTTTCGCTGACGATCAGCGCCGCGAGCAGGCACGGCTTGATGCAGAGCGCCGGGAGGCTGATCGCGTTCGCACACGAGACGAGAAGGTGGCAATGTGGCTTTCCACTCATCTTGGCACAGTTTATGTTAACCAACGCCAACCATATTCCCAGTTTTGGCAGGGAGTCAGGTTTTGGAGTTGGCATTTGCTGGTCTTGTGTTTTGCATCGTTCGTTTTGTCCACGCCCGGGTTTGTTGCTGCATCATTGTGGTTCAGCTACAAGATTTGGGCGTCTTGGCTTCCCGATGCACAGCAACGCACGTTCGGCCGTCCAATTTATGGATACGACACCACCTCACGATTGGGTAAGACATACCATTATCTTGGTTACCGTGCGAATTATAGCACGCCCATTTACACGTACATACACACCCGGATGCATGCTAAAGTTGCTGGCACAATTTCTGCGCCAAGCAACTTGCCCGGGACGTTGTTGGGATGGGCCAATCGGGAGTTTTCAAAATGCGATGACTTAGACGTCACTTTAGATCAGGAGGTCTTGTGGCATACAGCAGTGTCTGTTTATCAGATCATGCTTGCCCAGAAGGATCGTTTGCGGTATATCCATGGTGGTAACACAACCACCATGGAGGTCGCGAACGCATCCTTCTCCTGACTAAATCGCTTGCGCGGCGGTAATTGTACCATTCCTGTTGGTCCCTGCCGCGCATTCGCCACCACCAACACAGCGGAGAAAGATTACCAATTTAATAGCCGATTTACGCCTTCTGAAAAGGAGTTTCGTGAAGGTATCTTTCATGGTGGTGAGACTGGCTTTTCGCGAGGGAGTGATCCCTGTAAAGAATTTATGTATGTTTTTGGCCCATCATTTGGCCATACTGGCGTTTACAATGCATGTGATGCTCACGGTTATAACCAAGCCTTACGTCGTTTAACTGGTGTCAGGAAACCTGGCGAATATCAAGATGGGGTGTTGTTACACGATCTTCTGATCGCGAATCAACGCACTGTCTTGCAATATTGCCCCCTGATTTCAGATTATGTATCGCTTATTGAGGCACGCATTGCATATGGCCTTTCAGACATGCACGAACGCGAAACATTGTGGGCGAACACCCCCATGCCGAAACGCGCCTTGCGATTGTCCTGTCAACGAAATATCGATGATGAGGGCAGACGTTTGGAATATTTGCGTGTACATACGGTTAAAGCAGCATTTAAACGAGGGGAAATTTTACCTCCAGATAAGTACCCTCGTATGATAGTGGATTTGGGCGCGGAATCGTCTTCCGCTGCCGCACCACTTATCGATCCTATAAAATCTGCCATGGCGGAACCCACACATATCGGGAGTTTAGATCTTAGGTTTGTCGCTTCTCCTATACAGTCGGAATTGGATGAAGCCTTCCAGGCAGTCCTTAACAACCCAGGCATGGTCCATCGTTTCTTTAGCGACGACTCAATCCTAGGTGCGGACTGCTCGGATGGACGTTTGCTTTGCAATGTCGACATTAGTGCCGCGGATGCATCATATTATGAGCCAATATTTGAGTTAGTTGAGCGTTTGTTGAAAGCAGACCCGTCAGGCCATGAACAGGCTGACGCAGTTTTAGCGCAATTACGCCATCCACTCACTATTGTTAACCCCGACAAGCCATCTGAGAGGATTATATTGCGCCCACGTTCCCCATACGGTCGATTCACTTTGGTTGATGGGGAACCTGCACAAACATTTTACCTCGACCCTGGCATTTATTTAGCCTCCGGGTCAATTTTGACCACAATAACCAATAACACCGGGAACGCGTGTGGCACGCTTGTCGCGAGTATGGAGTACAGACCGAGCATGACGAAGGCAGAAGTGAAAGATCTTCTTGTCCGTTCGTACGCTCGGGCTGGAATGCTTGTGACCATTGAAGAGTGCCATCACGTTGAGGATTTGCAGTTTTTAAAACATTCGCCATTTTATAGCGATGGACGGCTGGGACACTTCTTGAATTTGGGTGTGTTCTTTAAAGGTTTCGGAACTTACTGCGGTGAGTTGCCTGGTACCACTGCCCAACTTAGGGATTGGGAGTCCCGGGCTCGAGCCTTTAACAGCGATGTCATTAAGTCATACGTCCACGCTGGTGATCATTGCATTTTACGCGCACTTCGCACGAAGATTATTAGTGATTCATGTGTCTCAATGGACCTACGCGGTTCATCTAGTTTGGAGACGCCAATCCAGTCTTTGTGCGCGCGCTATGGGGTTAGTGAGTTAGATCTGTTGGACCTCTCTGACATGATCGTGGAAGCCGATGTTGGCGATCGGATCTTTCACATTGTTATCGACAGGGTTATGTTAGTCGACTATGGGTTTACACCTATGGCCGAATACTTACCTTAACCGTATAACATCGGCGAGTATGTCGAAACTCGTCGCCATCTGATAGACAATTGGG